ATTGCAATTAGTGCATCATTTGGTATTAAGGGTGCAGGACAAGCGATGAAACTTATGGGGAAGAAATAATGTCAAACATAATTGAAACAAATTTTGGAACATTAATTAATCCTGCTAGAGTAGCTAATGGTAGTGCATCTAGTGTTATTAAGCAGGGTGCTTTCTATACATTCTCACTTAAAATAAGTAACGATGATATTCGTGAATATTCTTTTACTACTAGACAAAAAGCAGAGAATATGAGAAAAATTTTAGTAAGTCATTTGGAACATATGATTGGTACAACAGCAAGGAAAGTTAACAACTAATGAATTTGATAAGACTACAAGATGATTTAGCGAATGATGAAGGTATTAAATATGAAATATATAGATGTTCAGAAGGTTATCCTACAGGGGGTATTGGACATTTAATTACCGAATGGGATGAAGAGTATTACGGAAAACCCATAGGAACAAAAATTCCTAATCACCAAGTAGATGATTGGTTTGCGAAAGACATAGAAACAACTATAAAAGATTGTAAACTATTGTTTTCGCAATTTGATAGCCTACCTGAAGAAATACAATTAGTGTTAGCTAATATGTGTTTTCAATTAGGTAGACCTCGTTTAAGTCAATTTAAAAATATGATTGCTGCAGTAGAAGATTTAGACTGGGCAAGAATGGCAGACGAGATGGAAGACAGCAGGTGGTTTCGTCAAACTCCTGAAAGAGCAAAGAGACTAATTACACGTGTTGATAGACAATATGCAAGAGAGAGTGTACCCACATGAGTAGAGAACTAACTGAAAGACAGCAGAAGTTTCTATCTGTTTTATTTGATGAAGCAGGTGGAGATGTAGTAGCAGCTAAAAAGATAGCAGGTTATTCTGAAAGCTCTAGTACTACAGATATCGTTAAATCGCTGAAAGATGAGATTCTAGAGGCTACACAGCTTTTTATGAGTAGGAATGCCCCAAAAGCAGCAATGGCTATGGTAGGAGGCTTATACGACCCTACAGAGCTAGGTATAAGAGATAAGATGGCAGCTGCTAAAGAATTACTAGACAGGACAGGTTTAGTGAAGACTGAGAAGATGCAAGTAGAAAGCACTGGGGGTGTTATGCTCTTGCCACCGAAGAACACAGGAGAGTAAAATGGACTATGATAAAATGAGTAAATCTCAACTTTTAAAAAAATATGGGTCTTTTATTAAAAATAATTATGGTAAAGACGAATACGACTTTATTAAAGGTGAAGGTGTGGATACAGTAAGAAGAATAATAATGGATATAGACCCAGAGCCTGTTAAAAAGTATTCAGGTGGTTTAATAGCTAAAAAATATATGAATCCTGTAAAAATAGTAGATAAAATTAAAAAGAAAAAATAATGGATAGAAGTGTAGGCAAATGGAAACTTCCACAGCCAACAGACTTAAAAGATGAAGAACAAAAAGAATGGGTACAGATACCTCGTATAGCTAGGACTATACCCTTTGGATACAAAATAAACGAACAAGATTCTGACTTACTTGACCCAGTACCATACGAGTTAGAAGCCATAGAAATGGCAAGAAAGTATGTAAAACAATATTCGTATCGTGAAGTTGCTAATTGGATTACGACTAAAACAAAACGAGAAATATCTCACGTAGGGTTAAGAAAAAGGTTGATGCATGAAAGACAACGTAAGAACCAAGCTAGAACTCTCAGAAAGTGGTCTGAGTACGCCGAAAAGGCGATACAAAAGGCGAAAGCCATTGAAGAAGAAAGAACAGGTGCAAGAGCCTAAGATACAAGAAGTATCTAATATTGAGACAGTACCGATTGAAGAACGAAATATAATCTTCAGACCAAATACAGGACCTCAGACAGAGTTTCTTGCAGCAGGTGAAAGAGAAGTATTATATGGTGGTTCAGCAGGAGGTGGTAAATCATATGCCATGCTTGCAGACCCTTTAAGATATATGGGTCATCCATCATTTAGTGGGTTGCTACTGCGACACACAACAGAAGAACTTAGAGAACTTATATTTAAATCTAAGGAAATGTATCCTCAAATATGGAAGGGTATAAAGTGGTCAGAAAGAAAGATGCAATGGGAAGCACCATCAGGTGCAAGATTATGGATGTCTTACCTAGACCGAGACGATGATGTACTTCGTTATCAAGGTTTGGCATTTAGTTGGATAGGGTTTGACGAATTAACCCAATGGTCTACTCCGTATGCTTGGAACTACATGCGTTCACGTTTGCGTTCTACTGCTCCTGATTTACCTGTGTATATGAGGGCAACAACTAACCCCGGAGGTCCGGGTCATCAGTGGGTCAAGAAAATGTTCATTGACCCTGCACCATACGGAAAACAATTTGATGCCACAGATATTGAGTCAGGGAATGTCCTTACCTATCCAAAAGGACACAGTAAACAAGGACAAGCGTTATTTAAAAGAAGATTTATACCTGCAAGATTATCAGACAACCCATATCTTGCAGAGACTGGGGATTATGAGTCAATGCTTTTATCCTTGCCTGAACACCAACGTAGACAGTTGCTTGAGGGTGATTGGGATATTAAAGAAGGTGCTGCTTTCTCTGAGTTTGATAGGAATATTCACGTTGTTGAGCCTTTTTCAATTCCAAGAAATTGGGTTAAATTTCGTGCATGTGATTATGGTTATGGCTCTTATAGTGGTGTGTTGTGGTTTGCTGTTTCTCCAGACGAGCAGATTATTGTATATAGAGAGTTGTATTGTAGCAAAGTCCTTGCAACAGATTTGGCAGATATGATATTGGATGCAGAAGCAGATGATGGAAATATTAAGTATGGGGTTTTGGATAGCTCTCTTTGGCACAAGCGTGGCGATACTGGTCCTTCTTTGGCTGAACAGATGATTATGAAAGGGTGTCGTTGGAGACCTTCAGATAGAAGTAAAGGCAGTCGTGTATCTGGTAAGAATGAGATACATAGACGTTTACAGGTAGATGAGTTTACAGAAGAACCTAGATTAGTTTTTTTTAATACGTGTACTAATATGGTATCACAATTACCGTCTATACCTCTAGATAAAAAGAACCCAGAGGATGTAGACACAAGAGCAGAAGACCACTTGTACGATGCTCTTAGATATGGAATAATGTCAAGACCAAGATTTAGTATATTTGACTATGACCCAATGGGCAGACCTAGTAGTAGTATGCCAATGGCAGATGCTACATTTGGATATTAAGGATTTAATATGGCAGAACAAGATGAAGTAACACTAGACGATGATTCTATAGCACTTGAAGATTCAGACGAGTCTGTAGTTAGTGATGTAGGGGTAAGTGGTATTATTCCTTTTGTTATGGATAGATACCAACGTGCAGAAGACTATCGTAATAATGATGAAGAACGATGGTTAAGGTCTTATAGAAATTATAGGGGGTTATACGGAAGCGATGTTCAATTTACTGAAGCAGAAAAGTCAAGAGTATTTATCAAAGTCACTAAAACCAAAACTCTCGCAGCTTATGGACAAATTGTTGATGTGCTATTTGCAGGTAACAAGTTTCCTATTAGCGTTGAGCCAACAGTGTTGCCTGAAGGTGTGGCAGCTGATGTTAACTTTGACCCAAAAAAGCCTGAACAGCTTAAAGGAGAAACTGCGTTGTCTTCGCCCTATGGTTTCAAAGGTGATGGACAAGAACTACCTAAAGGTGCTACTGAAAAAACTTTGGCAGAAAGGCTTGGACCTCTACAAGAAAAGTTATCAGAAGTTCAAGGATTGGAAGAAGGGGTAGGGAAAACACCTTCAGCTATTACATTTAGTCCTGCTATGATTGCTGCTAAGAATATGGAAAAGCAAATCATAGACCAATTGCAAGAATCAAACGCAAGTAAACAATTAAGAAGTACAGCATTTGAAATGGCATTGTTTGGCACAGGTGTGATGAAAGGACCTTTTGCTGTAGATAAAGAGTATCCTAGTTGGGATGATGAAGGTAATTACAGTCCTGTATTTAAAACTGTTCCATCAACTTCACATGTATCCGTGTGGAATTTCTTTCCTGACCCTGATGCATCA